AGAATAAAGAATTAATTATTCATAATGCTTTATTTGAATTACAGTTCCTATATGTAAGAATTATTTTTCCAAGTAAAGTATATGATACGATGTTAGCAGATAAAGTATTATATATGGGATTGGACTTAAAATTTTCATTACAGTCAGTAGTAAAAAGGCATTTGAAAATAGAGATGGATAAGACTGCTCAGAAATCGTTTGTAGGATTTTCTGGGGAACTTACCCAATATCAATTAGAATATGCCGCTATTGATGTAATGTATTTAAATAAAGTAAAAGAAGTTCAGGATAAGAAAATTGCTAAAAAAGATTTATCCAAGGCAGTGGAATTAGAGAATGAGTTTGTAAAATCTTTAGCTTATCTTTCTATTTGTGGAATGAAAGTAGATTCACAAAAATGGAGGGATAAAGTTGAAGAAGATACACAGAAATTAAAAAGGGTGGAAGCAGAAATACTCGATTTAGTAAGTAATACTTCAGAGTACTCTTTTATGCTTAATCCACAATATAATATTTTTCAAACTGCTGAATTAGGGATAAATTTGGATAGCAATAAAGATATTATTTGGGTATGTAAGAAGTTAGGGATGGATGTTACCAATCCAGATGACCCAGAAAAAGAATCTGTTTCAGAAACAGTATTAACTCAATACAAAGATAATCCATTTATTAATCTACTATTAAAGTATAGAGAGCTTAAAAAATCAGTCTCTACTTACGGTATGGATTTTCTTACTCAGATAAATCCAATTACAGGTAGAATACACTCTCATTACACACAAATGGTAGCTTCTGGTAGAACTATTTCCAAACAGCCAAATCTCAATAATCTTCCATCAGATTACAGGACACGGTCTTGCTTTATTGCTGAGCCAGGAAATGTTCTTATTAATGCAGATTACTCCGACCAAGAAGGAAGACTTTTTGCTAATTACAGTAAAGAAAAAAACTTAATAGACTTCTACAATGGAGATTTTGCTGATGGACACTCTTATGTTGCTAAGCTTTGTTTTAAAAAAGAGTTGGAAGGAATACCTATGGAAGAAGTTAAAGCAAAAAGAAGTGATTTAAGAGCTATGGCTAAGACTGCGAGATTTGCTATTTATTACGGAGGAAATGGACATACTATTGCGAAGAATTTAAAAATAGATGTAAAGGTAGGAGAAGAGATATATGAAAAATATCTCAAAGCTTTTCCAGACTTAGCTGCTTATTTCGATAAGGTTAAGAACTATACAAAAGTAATGAGATATATTTTAGTATCTCCTGTTACCAAAAGAAAAGTTTTTACTTTCGATTCTACCCCCTCTTATGACTTTATTAAGAAGTCATTGAACTATCCAATTCAAGGAAGTGCAGCGGAGATGTCTAAGATAGCTCTTATACGCTTATTTAAGTTAATAAAAACTAATGGACATCTTGGTAAAGTAAAAATAATAGGGTTTATCTATGATGAAATAATAGTAGAAAGTCCAGAAGATTTGGCAGAGTATTACAAAGAAAAACTCAAGGAATGTATGGAAAGAGCAGCATTGTTGTTTTGTAAATACGTTCCAATTCCTGTAGAACCAGAAATAGCTACTTATTGGAAACATTAAAAGAAGAAACTATGGATAAATTAAGAGAACAAGCTCAATTAGAAGCATTTAATGCTTGGAGAAAAAATAACAGCTTCGGAACAATCGAAGGAGCAACAGGGTTTGGAAAGACCCGTATCGGTGTAATGGCAGCTTCATATTACGCTAAAAAGTATAATTACAACTTTTCTATTCTTATAGTAGTTCCAGATACTAATTTACGAGATAACGAGTGGAAAGCGGAGTTTGAAAAGTGGGGAGAGAAAGAAGTGTGGGATAAGTGTGTAGAGATAGAATGTATTCATACTGCTTGGAAGTGGGAAGGGAGACAATGGGATTTGGTAATAGCAGATGAAATCCACGATATGGTACCATCTATAACACGAACAGATTACAAATATGGAACATTTTTCTATAAGAATAGATACCGAGGGTTACTTGGGTTAAGTGGTAGTATTTCCAAGGGAATACGACTTAGACTAAAATACATTGCTCCCGTAGTCTATTCTCTTCATACTGAGGAAGCTAAAGATATGAATTTTGTATCAGATTTCATTATCTATACAGTAGGAGTATCTTTAACTCCCGAAGAAATGAAGGAATATAGAGCACTAAGTAGAAAAATCGAAGGAAACCCTAATAGAAGATGGGCTGATGTAACAAAACGAATAGAAATTCTTTATAGAGCTTCAAATAAACTTGAATTAACTAAAAAGATTATCCAGAATACATCTACCAGAGGATTACTTTTTAATATGCGTAATGAAGTTGCCGACTATTTAAGTGAAGGAAATCCAGATATAGCATCTTACCATTCTGGTTATACTAAAAAACAACGGGCAATTGTACTTAATAAATTTAAGCAGAATGAGTTACGAGTTCTTTCTACTACCAAAGCTTTGAATCAAGGAGCAAATTTAAGCAACTTGAAATGGGCAGTAATAGTAGCAGGAACAAGTAAAGAGAAAGATGCTATACAGAGATTAGGGCGTATCATACGAAAGGAAGATAATAAAAAAGCAATACTTATACGCCTCTATTGTAAGGATACGGTAGAACAGTTCCACCTTGAGAAAAGTCTCCTAAGATTTAAGTCTGTAGCGAAATTAACAGAAGAGGAACTATTAAAACAAATAAAAGATGATAACCTCTGAAATTTTCGAGAAGTATAAACTTCTCACGAATACTTTTACTACCCAACAAGCTGTTGATATTCTTAACAGAGAATACAATAGCAGTTGGGTAGTGGAAGATTTTATTTTATTCGAGCGAATAGACTCTATTTTTGAAGAGGACTATGAGCTTGAAAGTAGAAAAATTGAATTTAATTATTTAAAAAACCAAAAATTATGGCAAAGTACAAAGATTTAATCTTTCCATCAGAAAAATCAATAAATTCTCACAAAAAACAAGAAGCTGTAGAAGAAGCACAAGCATCAATGCGCCGAGCTATATTTGAAGCAGAAGAAGATGTTCGCAAATGTTCTAAAATAGCAACCATTCGCACTCGTCAGGTTCCTTTTAACCCTGAAGATGTGTTAAATGCTTACAAAGATTTAAAAACAGCACAAAATAAATTAGAGGCGTTACACCAATTAAATTCTGATTTATTTTAATGTTTGAAGGAGTAAATACAATATCTCCCAAAGAAATTTGGGAGACATATAAGATTACTCCCGATATGTATCTTTATCTAAGAGAGCTGGCATTGTCTGGCTCTCTTTCCTTAACTATGCCACAAGAGTATGTCAATTATCTTCAAAAAGAAGGGTATCTATTAAAGCAAGAAAATAATTTAGTCCCTACCAAAAAAGCCAAAGATATATTTGAAGATAAAGGAGAAGCTATGTGGTATGAGTTGGTAAGTATTTTTCCACATAAAGTTCCAAATGGGACGGGAGGATATAGACCATTACGTGCTTTGGACCCTGATGCTAAAAGTAATGAAAAAGCAAAGAAAAAGTATTTGAAAATTGTAAAAAATAACTTATCTTTGCACAATCATATCATTAAGGTTCTTTCTGAAGAGATAAAATACAGAAAATCTACCACCCAATTCTTATTTATGCACAATTTAGAAACGTGGATAAATCAAAGAGATTGGGAAAAGTTTGAATTTCTCTTAGAAGAACCAGAAGAAGACCAACGCACTAATTATGGAGAACAGCTCGTATAACCAACAGAACGAATATAAAGGATTACCATTCAAGTCTATAAACGATGTAGCTAAGAAACTTTCCTTTATATAAAAAAGAGACAAAATAAAGAGATTAAATCTCTTAAAACTCCTTGGAAAAAGTTCAATAAAGCTACAATGGGAGGGATTGAATGGAGTAATATTATTACCATTGCAGGGATGTCAGGAAGTGGGAAGACTGCTATGGTAAATCAGTTGGAAACAAAACTTATAGATTTGAATCCAGACCAGAAATTTGGGATATTGTCCTTTAATTTCGAGATGTTGGCAAGGAACTTGGTAGGGAGAAAATTATCAAACACATTAAAGAAAACTACACAAGAATTATACAGTGCTTCTGATACTGAGCTATCTGAGCAAGATTTGGATATTATTAAAGAACACTTAAAGCGCATATCTAAGTATGATATACATTACGTAGATATGCCAGGTTCAGTGGAACAGATACGTAAGACTATTTTAGCTTTCTGCTTAGCAAGAGGAAATAATTCTATTGATTCTGAATATGGAACAGTAGTAACATTAGACCACTCTTTATTAGTATTAGGAGAAGGAGAGAGACAAGTTCTCATAGATTTGATGTCTATGTTCAATAATCTGAAAAAGTCTCTTAAAATAACGTTTATTGTCCTTTCTCAGCTTAATAGAAATATTGAATCTCCTGAGCGGATAAATAATCCAAACTCACATTATCCAAAGAAGCAAGATATATTCGGTTCAGATGCTTTGTATCAATTCTCTGATGTAGTATTAGTATCACATAATCCCCGTATGTTAGGAATAAGATATTATGGACCAAATAAAGTAGATACAGAAGGGAGAATTTTTCATCATTACTTAAAAATTAGAGAAGGAAGTCCATTTATTGCTATTATGCGGGACAATTTGAAGTATAATGAGGTAATAGATGAATAAACTTTATCATCAAGTAAAAGAGCTTTTAGAGAGATTTCCTTTAGCAAGAGATAATGATTTCTTTTTATATTGGCAGATAGTAAAAGATAAGATAGATGAATCTTATCCTTTACGTAAAGCATTAAAAGATATGGAAAAGAAACGTATTCCATCATTCGATACTGTTTCTCGTGTAAGAAGAAAAGTACAGCAGGAAGCAGCATCATCGGATAAGAAATATCTCTGTGGAAATCGTTTATTTAAAAAAAAGAAAGAACAACAAGTAAAAAAGGAGATTGTAAATGGCACGTATTTTGGGAATAGCAGGTGAACCCAATACAGGGAAATCGTATTCCCGTATTTTTATTGAAAACCCCGAAGAGTTTTTTGTTCTTATGCCTTCTCGTAAGGCGCATTACTTGAAAGGAGCAAAACCCTTTGAAGTAAAAGACGGAAAACCTACGGGTAACTTTAGAGTGTATAATACACCAGATTTAGAGAAAATTGATGCTTTTATAAAGAAGCTAATTGATTCTCGTCCTGTTATTAAATATCTTGTATTACCTGACTTTACTCACTTTATCAGTAATATATTGAGTAGTAAGTCGTTTATTACAAGAAAAGTAGGAGGAGATGCATTTCAACGATTTTGGGAATTAGCAGCAGATGCACTCAATACCTTTTTAAACAACATTTCTAAATTAAGAGATGACCTATTAGTAATTATAGAATTTCACTCTGTATATGATACCTATACCAATAAGTTTAATATTTTTGTCCCTGGGGGGAATATGCTTACAGAGAAATTTAAAATAGACAGCTATTTTGATTTGCTTCTATACTCTTATAGTAAGCCAGATCCCGATAATTCTATAAAGGATGAGAATAAATATAAATTTGTTGTGAAGAGAACAACGATTGATGGAATAGAGTATCCAGCAAGAAGTATGGGAATATTTGAAGATATTATAGAAGACAATTGTTTTATCCCTAACAACTTACAGATAGTAATAGATAAAATAAGAGAAAACGAACACTTAATTTAATCATATGAGTACATTTAGCACTAAAAACTATGAAGCCAAAGAACAGTCCTTTGACACTTACATTAAACCAGGTATTGTAGTAGCAAAGATTACAGAAATTGTTTATGGAGAATCTAAAAAGAAAAAAACTCCGTATTTAGAAATTCATTTTGATGAATATGACCCAGAAACCAAGAAGCCAACTGGTCGTAAAGGGACTACTCTATGGTATCTTTCTTCTAATGCTTGGGAGCCTGAAAAAGGAACAGGAACTAAATGGCGATTGGTTTACATGGCAGATAAGTTAGCAGTAAGACAACAATTAGATGAATCTACTGATACAGCAACCTCTGCTCAAGATTTAGTAGAGAAAGTAAACAAAGTATTTGCAGGAAAAATGGGTCGGTTTGTATTTACAGGAGAAGAAATTGCTCCCTCTGACCCAAGTAAAAGTGTTTGGGTGAAAGCAGAATTACGTCCTTGGAAGTTTGTAGAGGACGTAAAAACCAATCCTACTCAATTAACATTTGACCCCAACAAAGATATTAAGAAATTACCTGTGCAGCCTAATGACAATATGGCTGCTGCAGCAGAAAATCCATTAGAAGAAACCACAGAGGAAGACTTGTGGTAAAATGTTTTCCACAAAATCAGTAGTAACATTAACAGGAGATGAACTCTTAGACTTGATAGGAGACTATCAAGTCTTTGAGTATTATCTAAAACAAGATATTAGAAAGAAGTTCTTTTCTCCCTTTAGAAATGAACAGCACCCAAGCTGTGCTGTCAAAAGAATGGGAGATAGACTTATCATGACAGACTTTGGAACAGGAGAACATTTTACGGCTATAACATTAGTAGCTCGTCTCCACAATGTATCTTACCAGAAGGCTATTCAGATTATTGCTTCCGACTTTCACATAACTTCAGTAATAATATCTAAAGCCAACATACAAAAAGCTTCTAAGAAATCTAAAGAAATCGAAAGAAAGCATACTATCCTAAGAACTCATAGGATAAAGATGACTGAGGAAGCAAAGAAGTATTGGTATCAATATGGTATAACAATCCCTACTTTAAAAAGATTTAATGTCTATCAAATAGACCATTATTTCTTTGGGGAATATAATATATCATTAAAAGATACATTAGCATTTGAGTATTTCTTTTCATATAAATATCGAAAACTCCTTATGCCATATCACCCACCTGAGGACAAGTGGAAATCTAATCTTCCTTCGCATTTTATCGAAGGATTACACAAATTAGACCATTTGTCGAACGTTCTTTTCTTAACTAAAGCATATAAAGATGTTATGGTATTTTATGAAATGGGATACAATGCTATAGCTCCTGCTGCTGAATCTAACACAGTAAATTGTTTTACAAAGGAAATTATCCAAAATCTTTATGAGCAATATGATGAATTAATAGTTCTTATGGATAATGACCCTGCAGGAGAAAAAGCAGCAGAATATTTAAAGGATACCTATAATTTACCATGCTTCTTTTTATCTGAAGCTAAGGACATTAGTGATTTAGTAAAAATAACATCATTTTCTTATGCACAATCCATTATTGAAGAAAGTATTAGAAAGTTATAAGGGTGCTTTCTTCATTCCAGAGAATGTGCCATCAGGAAAAAATAGTAGAATTTGTGTTGGACATTTCTTAAAAGACAGTAAATCTGTTAAGAATTATAAGGCAGTAACTGCTGCTATATGGGCTAATGAAGAAATAAAAGAAGCATTTATTGCTACCTTACCAGAGAGTAAACCTTACTTCATTGGCTTTCATTTTATTAAAGCTACACGACATAAATTTGATTTTATTAATCCACTACAAACAATACAAGACCTGATGGTAAGATACAAGTGGATAGAGGACGATAATACAGATATTATGTTCCCTGTTCCATTGTATCTAAACAATCAACTTTACACTACGGATAAAGAAAATCCAGGTGTAATAATAAAAGTAGTAAATAACAAAAAAATTCATTCAATATGACACGTAAAATTTTAGTTTTTTCACCAAAAATCCAAGGAACAACAATCGTTAAAACAGAAGCAAATACTTGGGAAGAGTTGTCTCGTGAACTTAAAGAACAAGAATTATTTTCAGACAATATGACTGTTTTCTTAAAGGAAAGCAATATTAACTTAAAGCAACATCCTAAGAAGGAACTTCCTATAGGAGAGGGAGTAGATGAGTTTGGTAATCCAAACGGAATTGATTGCAGTATTATTTTAAGCATCAGTAAAACAGAAGCAGGAGCAGAGTCTCCTGCCTCTGCTTTACTTAATTATTTGAAGGAAAATACAGACAATAAAGAATCATTTGTTTCTGTAGAAGGACATAAAGCATTCTATGTTGAAAGACGATGTCTTATAGACACAATAAAAAAAGTTAATCCTACATTATCTAATGCCAAGATAATGAGAGCATTTAAACAAGCTGAAGCTATGTTAAAAGATGTACAACTTGAATTGTTAAAAGATATAGCCAATGAAAGAAATTAGAATAAATACTCCGCATTTTACTTTAAAAAACAAAGTAGAAGAAAATAATGCGGTTATAGTG